AAGATCTTCTAAGTTGGCCTGCGCTTCTTGCACAGTACGACTTACGTCGATTTGCAGCTTTAGATCCTGATTTTACTTTACCAGTCACGGCTGTTTTTAGTTTTGAACCTGGGTTTGCTCTTCTATAAGCAGCAACACCTTTTTGAGTCATGCCCGCCCCAGATTTTGTTTTTCTATAATTACCACCTTTACCGGTAGTTCTTCTTATAGGATTTTCGGCCATTAGCTTTTTTTAGAAGTTTTAGCAGATCTTTTAAAAGCTGCAGCAGTTGGTGCACCTTTTGATCCTGGTTTTCTAGGTTTACCACCTCTTTTTCTTTTTTGGTGGATGTTGTACCATAAACCTTTTTTAGCTGTTCTTCCGTCTTTAGTTTTGTGTGTTCCTTTTGACATATTTTCTCCTTTATTATACGCGAATTGCGTCTTGGCATTGAGGACAACTCATTTTAAATCTAACATGAGTGTTACAATGTTTTACTCCACTTTCTACAGGTTCTGTAGATTCTTCTTTTAAAACAAGAGGTTCATCCGGACATTGACATGCCTTGATGTTAAAAATTTTACAAATTATTTCTTTAATTTTTTTAAACATTATTTTCTTTTCTTAGCCATCTTTTTAAAAGTCTTAGCTAAAGCTTTTGCTCTACCTGTACAACCTTTTTTGGTAATCGGTGTACACTTTCCTTTAGTTCCTCTTTTCTTGATGGATTTATTTACGTCTTGTATCCATCCACCTTTTTTCATACCAATTCTAATGCCACCTGTTGGATAACCATCAGAATTATTTCCTTCTTGAATCTTATAACCACTAACCCAAGATTTAGGTTTGTATGAATAGTTTGGTTTCACAGTTGTTATCTGTTTATTTTACCAGACTTCTTCGCTTTAGAACCAAACTTACCATAAGACTCATCTCTGCTAGCTTTTAACTGTGCAGGAGTTCTTTTCTTTTTAATTCTCATTGCGATAGATTCATCTTTTCTATCTTTGTAACCCTGCTTTTTCTTTTTAGCAGAACCACCTTTTTTCAAACCTTGACTTCCATATGGAAATCTAACATTTGATCTTACGCCGTTTTGTCTCATTTTTTTCCTCCGTTTTTAAAAATTTGAGTTCCTTTTATACCAAAAATACTACCAACTACAAGGATCCATAAAGTGGAAAACCAGGTCGGCAATGCAGCAAAATGCTCAAAGAAAATTTTTACTTTCTCCATAGCGACTGGATTGTCACTGAAGACTCCCCAGGCGAGCACGATTATGGGCGCGCTTAATATCACAAGAACGAATTCGTCCTTGTAGTCGTTTTGACGGGCTTCTAGAAGTTTACCTTGGTAAGCTTCCTCACCTCGCGCTTGTCGTTCTGCATGCAATAACTGTGCATCAGACATAGCCACCTTTGCTCTCTGCTTATTAGCATAAATTTTACTACCAGCAGAGACGGCTAATTTAATTGCCGATAACCACATACTAGTACCAAGTAGCCTTTACAGGTTTCTTTTCTTTTCTAATCGCTTTTGTTCCTCTAACGTCAGCGCTATCACCTTGAGCAATATAGTTTCTTCCTCTAATACTTGTTTTAGATCTTGGATCTAAATGTTCGTTTTGAGAAGCAACTTCTACTGTAACTCCGCCTTTAGCGTATCCGTCTTTGTTAACAAATTGTTTAAAGTTAACGCCTTTGCCTTCTTTTGTCATAATTTTCTCCTATTGTTTCTATATACTAAGATCTAGGACCTTTCAAGGTCTTTACATCCTTAGCTTTCATTTTGTCAGAAGTTAGTTTAACATCAGCAGATATAACTGATTTAGCCATAGCAGTATCAGCTCTTAATTCAGCTAAATCTTCATTCTGCTCTAATTTCTCATCATTAATCTGTCTTGCCTGCATCATCTTCATAGTATCAAGATTTATTCTAGCTTCATCTTCTTTTGTTTTTCTTTCAGTCTCCATCGCTTTAAGATCAACTTCTCTTTGTTTTAACTTAAGTAATGGATCATGATCAAATTGAGATGTAATGTTTTTCTCTTCTACCATAAATTCATTCATCATTTCAGCAATCAATACAGCTTTTCTAGCTTCTATCTTTTGAGATATTTGTTGAAACTGTTGTTGCATTTGTGGGTTCTGAACTGCTGCCGCTTGTATTTGCGGTAACATCATTAACTCCTGTTGAAACTCTAGTTGTATTTGTTCTTGTGCCATCAATGATATGTGCTCCATAATATTTTTTTCTAACGCTGCAGTAATGCTAGGATTGTTTCTAACAAAGTTACTAGCCATAAAATTTAAGTGAGCAGTTACGTGTGCTCTGTGATCTTGTCCTGGAAACGCTTGAAAAGGTTTCATACCCATTGCATCAATATGCTCGATCGCTGGATCTTTTGGTGCATTAGGTGGAGGAGGTGGTAGTATTCTATCAATATCCTTTACACCAATTGCATTATACATAGTTCTATATGCATTATACATGTTGTGCATTTGTGGGTTTGATTGTGCTAATTGTAATTGTGTTTGAGCCATAGAAATTCTTTGACTCATTGAAAATATATTTGGATCAGCAACTGGTAGAATATCTACTCTTTGATCAAAGTCTGCTTGTTTAATATTTCTTTGCGCACCTACAACATCATAAGGATATTCAGGTGGTAAATAATTACCAAACAACTGAGCTAGTAATTTAAATTCTTGTTTTAAAGACACATAAAGTCTTTTATGGATTGCTGACATTACTCTTGAACCACGTTCTAAAAGAGCTACGGTTGTACCAACAGCGGCCTGTTGATTCCCGTCCCCAACCTGCATGTCAGCAATGGACGCGAATCTTTGTCCTGCTTGAACTACAATTCCCATCAATTGCAATAATGTAGCCGATGGTTCTTTGTAAGGTAAGAATACGAAAGCATCTTTTAGATTACCACCAGGAGTGTCAACATCTTTAAATTCACCTGGTTGTATATTTGCGGCATCATCTTTTACTCTGACACCTCTTTGCTTAAATCCCGCGGGTAGGTTGGATAATGTTCCAGCGTCTAATAATTGACGGAGAGCCGCTGTTGCAGTACGGCTCAATCCGCCAATCATGTGTATTAATCCTAAGCCATAAAATCCTAGTCCTGGCAGAAATTTGAAGTGGACAAAATATTGGATTTTATTTTTCTTTGGATCATTGGGCGCAAAGTTTCGTCTAATAGACAAAACTTTCCTACTACCTTCTTCGATTGTAACGACGTAAGGTAATTTTATTCCAGTTGGTTCTCCGTCGGGACCAACTTCTTCGAAACCTTCTAAATCTAGATTAACGTGGCATTCTAGAAGTGTGTACAAAGGTTCGACTCTTTGGGATTTTGTAAGACCTTCTACTTCTCTCTCTTTTTCTTCTAACTCATTTGTAATAGTGTTATTTGGTTTTGCTAATTCAATATCAGAATAAAAACCAGCAACTTGTTGTTTTCTTAAATCATTTTCAGAAATTTTTAGTACGTGGATGACAGACTCCGCATCGTCTAATGAGGTTGCCGTGTACGGAACTACTAAGTCATCCGCTGGTACAAACTTGGAGACTGCTCGTCCCAATAAATCGTCGTAATAAACTTTTTTAAATGTAGAACCTGCAAGAGGTAAATAAAATAACATTTGATCAAACTCGGGTTCATATTCTTTCATTTGATCCATAAGTTGATAGTTCATAAAATTTTTAACACGTTGAGATTGCATCTCTTTCATAGGTGTAGATACACCCATAACTTGTGTTCTTACTGGTCCATCTGCAGGAAGTAATTCTTTGTAAGCTAATGCTTGAAATTGTGTAACAGCTTCTGCAAGAACTGGGTGTGTTGCACCTGAAGCTCCTTGGAAAGGTTGAGTTCTGTTTTCATATTTAAATCCTAATAAATCTAAACCAACAATGTAAGCTCTTTCCCAATCTTTTCTCGACATTTTATATTCCATGTAATCAGTTTGTAATTGACTACCTAATGGATCTGTAATGTCTTCTGGTAATAAATCTGCTAAGTTAGCGTAGTGATCTCCACTTTCAGGAAGTGGCATTGCTGTTGGATCAAAATCAATTGTTGCGCCTGTTTCGTCTTCAGTAATTTCTACTGGACCTTTTGGTGTTTCCTCCACAATGTTAACATTAGCTTCAGTCTCGTTTACGACTTCGCCTGGTTGTTTTACATTTGGGAGAGTTTTATCTACTTCTGCCATTTAAATCTCCTATATTTTTGTAACACGGTTAGGGACAAAAGGCAACCCATCTGGAAGTGGCCCAGATAAAGGCGCAGGTCCTTGTCTTACGCCGGGTAAACTAGCTATTCCACCACCTGCCAACTCAACTGCTTCTAAACCTGTTGATGGTAGTAATATACCTCTTTTTTCTTCTATTTCTTTTTTTCTGTCTAAATATTCTTTTAAAATATCAGCGTCTTTTTTTTCTCTTTGTTCAACTTTATATGTATCAAAATATCTTCCACTTTCTAAATGAGGTGTGGGCATTAAAAATGGATCTAAAGCTTTGTCTGTTGCATCTCTTGCATCTTCGAGCATTCTTGTATTTTGAGCAATGCCTCGGTAGCCACCTACGCTGTCCTTTATATCTTGTTCCATTTGTAATTCTTTGTCATATGCTTTTCTTAAATCTGCTGCTTGTCCATAACCAGGATTTTGTTCTCGTAATTGTTCGTCTATTGATTTACCAAATAATCCAAATGTAGCATTAGAAATAATTTCATCTTTGTTTGCCCCTTTTGCATAGTCTAAAAAAGCAAAGGGTGCAGCAAAACCTACTTCAGCCAATAAACCCCAACCAGTTGCTTTTGCAGCACCTCTAAGTTTGTTCATTGTTTTTCCTAAATTTTGAATTTTTCTAACAGCAGCATTGTCTCCTTTAGATGCTTTTTCCATAGTTTCTTGAATTGATTTTCTATAAGCTCTTGGATTATTACAAACCCCTCCGTTTGCTTTATCACATCTAAAACCTGCTAAGTTCAGTTTTTTAGCTATGTCTTTTACTATGTTAGGGTTTTTTGCATATGCATCTTCAAATAATTTTATTGTTTCTCTTTTTGCAGTTTTAAGTCCTTTTTCTGGAGTTATGTCTCTTTGTGCAATTCCTAAACCCTCTTGTCGTGCACCTATTTTTTGTAATTCATAGTTTGCTTTTACTTTAGACATTTCGCCTTTATTATATTTACGCATAATAGCTGCTGCTTTTGTATTATTTATATTCGTAAGTAATTGAAAATTTTGTGTTGGAACTTTTCCAATTAATTTTTGATGTTGAATTGTTAACGCATTATTTTGAAAAGTTTTTACAGATACATTTCTATTTTTAGTAAAAAAATTATATATTTCATTATATGTCGGAACTTTTTCATAATCTTTAAAATAACTACCTAATAATTTTTCAGGTCTTTCATATTTAAATTTTTTAGCAACTTTAAAAAAATTATTTAGTTTTTTAAAGTCTGGATGTTTAGTTATAACAGTTCCTTTTTTTGCACCTTCTTTTGCTAGGTTGTAATCTACGTGAGTATATAATGTGTTTCGTTTTACATCTTTAACACCGATAAATCTTTCTTTATCTTTATCATCAAAAATATTTATAAAAGTTCTTTCTTCAATTGGTAATTTTTCTTGCTGCTTTGCAGCAATTTTCATATAATTAATTAATCTGTTTGGATCTTTTTCAGGATAAAATCCTTTTTTCTTACTACCTGGAACATAAAAAGAGCCCACGTCTTTTCTTTTTTTACCTTGCATTCTGTCTCGCACTCTTGCTTGTTGACCACGAGTTAAATCATCTGTGTATTCTTTAATAGTATATGGAAGACCGGTTTTTGGATTAATTGGTTTTTTTGTTTCTAATAATTTTCTAGTTTTTTCGTTTACTCTTTTACTTAGTCCTTCTTTTTTCCATTGAGCAGTAGACTCTCGTGGATTTTTTTCATTATAGAGCGCAGTTTTCATTCTGCTTTTAGCGTCATCTGGTGCTTCTGCCCAAGTTTTAAAACCTTCTTTTTTTAAAAATTTTTTATATTTTGTAGTCATTTGTGCATCGGTTAAACCTAAACCAGTTTTTTCTTTTCTTTTTTGTAAAGCTTCATTCATTGCTTTTTTAGTTTTAAACCATTCTGTTGTTGCTTTACCTTTTCCTAGTTTTTCAGCTTGGTTTTTAGAATAAAAATCTAAATATTTGTGCATACCTTTTCTTGGACCGTGCTTAACTTTTCCACCATAACCATAGAAATGACCAATGTGTCCTTGTCTTTGTAAATCAGCAACTTTCATAACTTCATTAACACCACTTAATGCGTCTTCTGCTTTTTTAGTATCAGCATCTTCTATAGTTCCTTTTGATGGAACAGATTTACCAAGATAAAAACCAAGTCTAGGTTGTAATGCTTTTCTTAAAACAGGGTTTTTAATAATAGGCTCGCTACTATTTTCATAAACAAATCTTGCTAGTTCTCTATCGTTCATTATTCTCCTAACATTCTTGCAATACCACCGGATGCAAAGTCTTCATCGTAATATCTTTCTGCCGGTCCATATTTGTCTTCTAAATAATTTGCTTGTTCCACTTGGTCTTCAGTAAATTTTTGATAGTCTTCTCTTTTCTTTTTAGCTTTTGCAGCTTTCTCACCAGTTAGTTTTTTACCAGTTGCAAATTCCTCTAAAGAACTAACGTCTTGCATCAAGTCATCAACGTTCTTAACTTCACGTATACCATCAAATTCTATATCAACATCTTCAGGTCCACCAACAGCTCTTGGTTCTGCTTCACTTGCTTCAAATGAAGCTTTTGTTTTTCCACCACCTTTTCCTGTTGTTAAATCAGGTTCAATGACTTCACCTTCTTTAACAATTAAATCTATTTGATCAGGGTCATTAGATGCTCTTTGAATGTTTCCTTTCTCATATGGTTTAGTGTCATCTATTCTCATTTTTTGTCCGTAATTAATTCTAACTGAACCCTCATCTAAATCTCTATAAACAGTAACTTCTTCTGTTGGACTTATTTGTTTTGTATTAACTAATTCTCGTTCTTTAGTTGCAAATTTTTTAGTTACATCATCACCTTCGTTAATAACTCTTGTTACAAGAGA